TGGCTGCTCCGGCTGCTTCGGCTGCTTCGGCTGCTCTGGCTGCTCTGGGGGCCCTTCCAATCACTCTCGGGGCCGTCCCTGCTCCGGCTGCTCTGGCTGCTCTCTGCGACGATGGCCGCATCCCCTGGATTCTGGCTGCTCTGGGGGCTGCTAGGGTTTCTCTGGCTGCTCGCATTTCATCTGCTCGTTCGGCTGCTCTGGCTGCTTCGGCCTCCATAATTGTTGGCGCGACCGGTAATCCACCCATTTGTTTTTTCACTCTTTTGCTTTTCTTAGGCATTTTAACCTCCTTGATTTTGTTTTTGTTGCTGTCTTTGTAGAGCAATTTGAGCTCTCATCTGCGCTATACCTTCTTGCGAATCTATCCGCTCCCTTGCAATCTGAGTGGTTTGATCGGTGCGCTCAACATCCATAGCCAAGCGTTGTTGGTCTATCTGGTTATCCATCTGCATTTCTTGCTCACGCAAAGAAAGCTCCTGCTTCTTGACCTCGACCAACGGATCCTGCTCTGGCGCAGGCGGCTGCTGCTTCTGGAACTCGGTTAGCAACTGCGCCTGTATCTGTGCGATCATCTTCTCGTGATCTTCGGGGGAACCTTGTTGGGCATTTGGGTCTTGTTGCATCTGCTCATCATGGATAACTATCGCTTTTAGCCCTAAATGCTCATAAACATGCTTCTCTAGTGTCATCAGCACAGGGGGCTGCATTTGGGCTACTTTTGACTGCATATAGGCCAAATGGGCCGAAATGTGGGCGTCATGGTCCTGTTCAGGAAAGGCTTGCATCTTGCCCTGCCCCGCAGCCGCCTGACTCGCCTTCTGGTTTTCGGAACTTGGGTTGTCTGGGGCGGGTTCGGGTTCGGGTTTTAGGATCTGTTCGATATTATTAACACCCAAAGCCTCATAAACTCGCCGAAAAGCCTCATGTAAATTGTGCAACTGAGGAGCAGCCTGCGCCAGTTTCAATTGTTCCTGCGCCAACACTACCCGTTGTGACATACTAAAAATATTGGGGTCGCTTACAGGTAAAATATCTATGCGGGGGTCAAAATCTTCGGCTTTTATCTGCCCATCTGCGCCGACTTGGTACGGGTAGGGCTTTGGGTCCTCTGAAAACAAGCGTCCGAGCATCTTGAGCTCTAGCTTCATACTCGCATGCATGCGTTTATGCACTGCGCTAACAATCTTTGCGCCCCGCTCAAGCAACGCAATGGTTGTGCCGACAGGCATCTCCTGCTTACCGTCGCCAACCCCCATATCAGTAGTGCCAATGAAGCGTTGTGCCGCCTGAACAACAAAACCCATCAACTGGAAAAGTGTTGCCGAAGGCTCTTTATAGGGGAGAGGAATAAGGGAAGCGCGTAAGTCGCCTCCCGGAACATCTACATCTCTAAACTCTCCCGGCTGGAGAGGATTCTGGTCATCCGCAATGCGCAAACCACGGGCCTTGAATCCCGCAGGCATATTTGCAAGCGTTCCTGCATCAACTAACTGGCGCAAAGTAGAAGTTGCCGTGCGGCTCAGGTTGCCCAGAAGGTGAATTAAGCCAAAACCGTAAAACCCAAGCCCAGGAGTGAACTTATACTGAACAAAATGAGGTATTTTTGACTTCGTTGGGTCTTCCGCGCGGAAATTACGGCGGATACTCAACACATCATTCGTATCTTTACACACCGTAACCACATACGGGAGCTTAATCCCCGTTTCTGATCCTTCAGGAGTTACATCCGGGTACTCCAAAATATCTAAATAGCAATGGCACTCGTACAAAGTGACCGTTTCTTCCTTGCCCGTAGAACTCTTACCCTCGATTTTATCATACGCATCATCAACTTCGTCAGAATCCCCCACAGAATTTTCCGGGACTTCCATATCAAGGTAAAAACCCGACACCTGGAGCTTGCGTAGCTCATTGTTAGACATCTGGATCTGGTGCGTAACCCGTTCAGCCGTCCTCAAATCAGTCGCCGTGTACGGAACAATAATATCCTCGGCAGGCACAAACTTACTTACGGGTCTTCCAAGGGTGTCGTCTCGGTAAAGTTTCTTGAACGCGCTGCCCGCAAGACCCAGATAATACAACATCTGGTCGAACTCAGGCTCATACTCCTCCATTTCATACATAATCATGTAATTCATGTAGTCTTGAACACGGGTCGCCTGCGCTTCAACATCAGGGGTGGGCTGTCCTACAATGTTCGCACGGACAGGTCCCCCACTAGGCAACATCTCTTTATATGCGCCCGCCTGAAACTGTGTAACAGCCTCGTTCAGTATCGGATGCACAACACCCGTCGCTCCTACAAAAGGCTCCGTGCGAGTGTCATACCGCATGCCAAGCAGGTCTAAACCCTTTACATAAGTATCGCGCCAATCTTCACGACTATTCTCATCATCCTCTACACAATCCAAGACATACGTCGCGACACCCGCCAACGTATCATCACTAACCATAGACGCTAAGTTATCATAAAAATCGGTGGGCTCCTGCCCTCGCATATCCGTCTCATCACCAAAAAGGACTTCAGCTCCGCCATCCTCTTCTTCTAAAACCTCGACGTTAAAAAAATCATCTTCTTTGCTGGCGAGGTCCTCTTCCTCTTGGCTCAAAAAATCATTAGGAGCCTGTAAAAGTGAACGGTCGACGTTACTCGGGCGGGGTTCCATTGCCATTAGTAATATATCCTTTGTTTCGGCACAGCTTCTTCATTCTCATAGTCTTCTGGGTGTCGAATAAAGCCGCCCTCCCTAAACCTTCGGAGAGCCTGCGTTACCGTGTCTACAAAATCATCATGCTCACCTGCGGGGAATGCCGCGCATTCCTCGATGACCTCATCCGCCCATCGAGTATCTGGTGCCCATACTAAACCAGACTCTAGCAAAGGCGCAATTGAATTCACGCGAGTGAATTTATCATGTCCTCTGCTCGGGCTATAATTCTGCACAGGTATTCCGAGCAGGCGCAACTCTTGCGTTAACGGCATGCCAGAAGCCTTCGCCTCTATCAGCACCGACTCCGGATCCCAATACTTGTACTCCTCCAAAGCAATACGTCGCAACTTAGGAAAATCCCATCTACCACGTTTAGCATCCACAAGGATGACGTTCGGGGGGTCTCCTTCCTCGGGGCGGAATACTCCCCAAGTGGTTATCGCACTATAATCAGCCGACTCACTCTTACTGTACGCCGTATCATAAGACTGCATCACATAATCCAACGTAGGCAAATCTTCATCCTCCCACCTCTTCCACCAGTCACGCTTCAATATAGCAGACTGCTCGCTGGTGGGGTTCTGCTGCCACTGGGCCTCCCACTTACCAATAGACAAACTGCCCTTTACACTCAGTAAATCTTTCTTGTTCCAATACTCCGGCCACAACGGTTCGTCGCTCTCGGGCATCAAAGCAGGAAACTCTACAATCTCCCACTTATCCGCCAAAACATCTCGCGCCTGCTGTCGTACCAACTTCCCCGTCAAATCGTTCTCCGCCCAACGAGTCATAATAATGACAATCGCTCCTCCTGGCTGCAAACGCTGTCTCGGTCCAGACGTGTACCACTCATACGCATGCTCCAACGCAGTAGGGCTCAACGCATCCTGCTCAGAATGGGGGTCATCAATAATCAGCAAATCCGCGCCTCGGCCCGTCACCGCTCCGCCTACTCCAGCCGCAAAGTACTCTCCTCCCTTGCTCGTGTCCCAACGGCCCGCAGCCTGACTATCCACTCGCAACGAAACATCCTCAAATACACTCTTATACAGACTAGAATTCATCAAATTACGCACCTTCCGGCCAAATCTAAAAGCCAACTCCGCCGTATGCGTCGTCTGCATTATCTTTAATCGGGGGTTCCTGCCCATCAACCACGCAGGTAATAAATAACTTCCAAATTCAGATTTAGTATGGCGGGGGGGCATGTTCACAATCAGCCGCTTCAAATCCCCTCGCGCTATGCGGTCAAACTTTTCCGCCAGTATTCCATGGTGGCGTCCGTAAATGAACTCCGGCCAAGTCATCTTGCAAAAATCTATGAAGTGCTCTCGCGCAGCAGCCGAAGCTCTTATATCCTTCGCGCGGTCTAACAAATTCGCGTATCGCTTTAACTTTTCCTCCGGTAAAACAGAAAGGTCCAAAGCTCACGCTCCTCGTGCAACGGTGCATCCGTCAGGTTCGTATTTTCTAAATACTTCGAAAAATTCTAAAACACAATGGACCTATTACCGTTTCTCTGTTTTAGGGGGGTGGGGTCTCGGCTTTTGATCGAGTAATGTTCGCTATTTGAGAAAATGTAATATGGACCCCCATGATTTGCCCAAAACTTGGTTAGGGCTACAAATGTAGGGAGGACGCCCTCGCAAGGGGGGTCGGTCTAAATAAAAACTAAAGGCAAAGGGCAAGGGGGGGCGGGGGTACCCTACCCCCGCCTGCCTTGCCTTAAAAACTATTACGCTGTGGCTTGGCCAGGGTATTTAGCGGCAACAACCAGCTTAACGTATGGCGTGCCCCATGTTTGGCTACTAGGGCTGTAGCCGCCCTGCAACATGGCCATAAGGCAGTTAGGCTTTTTGCTGCTATGGCCCAATGGCGCAGCGGCACCCAATATAGCTGCCACGCTATGGTTGCCCTTGACCCCGCCCAGCAACCAGCTTTGTATTTGGTGGCGCACACCGCCCACCTTGCCGCCAAAGCCGAAGGGTACGGGCTGAGTGGCAGTTAGGTTTACATTTGGCAGCGGCACGACCTGCACGTTGTGCAAGTTACCAGCGGCATGCGTATTAACAAACGCCCACAATTGGGCATAGGTGCAAGCAGGACCGCCAGTAAACGTAACAGGAGCATTAGACATTGTATAAACCCTTTATATGGTTTGGTTGCAGCGGCTGCTACAACACCAGTAAACTAGCAAAGTTCGCCATCGGCTGCAAGCATTATTATTTATTATTATTT